ACAATAGAAAATCAATTTAACGATATACAATAATGGCAATTACAATAGACGACCAACCATACGAATACACTCCAGTCGGACAACGATTGATGCTTGTCGCTTCAAGTGACAACGTAGCGAACGCAGGCTTTCGTTTCGTGTTCGACTTCGGTTCGTTCCAAGTGAACGTTCAACCTAACGCAGCGAACAAAGGAATCTTAGACCTTGCTCCTATCTTCCGCGAATCGTTACAACACGACGCTTCACTTTTGACAACGTCAACAGACAAAGAAAATTCAAGCGTTGCGTTTATCTCATGCACGATTAAGGAAGGTTGGCTCGTTGACGGGGTGTTCACAGTTAGCGGTAGCGGAATGGCTGACATCGACGACGTGTACGCGTTCCTTGCTGAGTATCAAATCGCAGACGGTTACAAACCAAACCCAAACACACGCTACGCGCTCGACGGCATTACAAAATACTTGATGAGTGAAAGAAATGTCGACACGCACAAATGGAGCGAATCGGTAGCGCGTGGATTGTCAAGCGACTACGTGTATATTCCAACTCGCGTGGCTGACTATGGTCTTTTGTTCGCTCCTTCTTCAACGGCGCTACTTATCGATAGCGACTTTGACATAGTGGTTTTTTCTTCGTACGACGACAGCGATGTTTTGATTGACACGCAGTTCTTGACGTTGGAAAGCAACCCTTCATTCGTCAATGTCATTGGTGCGTTTTACGGCAATATAGATTTAGCAGGTTTATTAGATTTAACAGGTGCGAAATACTACACTATACAAATTGGAAAAGAAATCGCGTTCCCCGTTTACACACCCGCTTCACGCGTGTATTGTTTCTATCTTGTCGCTGACGATTGTCGCTTTGACAATGTTCGTCTGGGTTGGACGAATACTTGCGGCGGTACTGATTACTTCAACTTCACAAAGAAGTCGGAGCTTTCGTTTTCGTACGATCGCAAACAATATCAAAAAGTAGTTGGAAGTTACAACGCGAGTTCATTCAGCTTCAACACCTACGACAGAGGCATGACAGACCGTTATGTAACAACAACGAAAGGACTACAAATAAACAGCGACTGGGTAAGCGTTGGTGAGTTCAACTTATTGCAAACGCTTTGTCGTTCCAACGATGTATTTATAATTAACGACAATGCTACAATGACACCCGTTCTTGTAGACACGCAGAACTTCGTTATCAAAGACGAAAGATATTCGAAGCTATACAACGTAACCTTGAATCTTAAATACTCTCAACCTGTTGGCTTATGATGAACCAAGTAATTCTAACGTTAACGGACACCAACGGCAACAGCGCGATTCTCGACCTTTATGAGAACGAGAAGATGCACCTCAATTACAAGTTCACAGACATCACCGACTTCGCTTCCGTAGGTAACTACTCGCAGGAGTTTCGTGTTCCTGCAAGTGCGACGAATGTAGATTTCTTCGGCGCTATCTTCAACGTAAACTTCGACGGTTGGTTTGATTTTAGAAAGAAGGTCGACGCGGTGCTAACGGTTAACACAATACCCATTGCAAGCGGTCACATTCAGGTTAAGAAGTTGTATTGGCAAAGTGGTAAGTTGTTCGAGTTTGAAGTTGTGTTTTTCGGTGAAGTACCAAACCTCGCACGTCTTCTCAACGAGAAAAAGTTGAAGGACATTGAGAGCATCGTTGCAGGTGACTTGGATTACGACTTGCTTCACGCTAACGTAGAAACACCACCTAACGAACACACGATTCTAACGCTTTGCGATAAATGGAACTTAACAGCGAACAATCCAGAAGGACAACCAATTTATTGGCAGGATCAACCGTGGTACGAACCTTCGCTTCCGCTTTACGTCGGACACATGACACCTGCGGTAAAAGCGCAATACTTGTTCGACGAAATAATGAACGACGCAGGTTTGCAGTATTCGAGCGACTACTTAGGCGACATACTCGAAAACGTTTACGTTCCATTCGTCAACGGGCAATACTTGAATAGTTCGTTGGGTTTGAATGATTATGTTTCAAGCGTTGGACTTGCTGCAAATTTGAACAATATAGCATTTGCAAATAACAATAAATTTTATAATATCTATCCAAGTTTTACTGAATATCAAGACGCAGGAAACGATTGGGCAAGTGGTGTTTATACCGCACCATTTTCAGGAACATTCACTTTCAAATGTTGGATGAGTGGACAAGCAACTTCGACAGGCGGAACAAATATAAGTGTTGTTTTATTTGGCTTTGTTACAAAAATTAACGATGTATTTTATGACCAACAAGATACTATTATTTACGCATTAGGGAATAGCACAACAAACGATTTAAGTACAACGGGAAACATAACACTTCAATTAACAGCAGGTGACGAAGTGAAATTTATCTTTGCCGCCGAGCCATTTACAACAGGAAATGGAACAATGGAAATTGATTTTACAGGAAATGCAAACGTTGATTATTTAGGAACGGGAGTTGAACTTATAAGCGTTGGAACAGCATTGACAGGCGACACTTGTCTCATGGAGTTCAACGCTCCAGATATGAAACAAATCGATTTCATGACATCGATTCAAAAGATGTTCAACCTTGTTTTTGTTGCTGACAAGACGCTACCGAATACGCTTCGCATTGAACCAATGGTTGAATATATCGCAAGCGGTAACACGCTCGATTGGTCGCAGAAACTCGACTTGTCGAAAGACATTATGTATTCGCCAACGACCGACTTACAAAAGGCGAAATTTACTTTCACCTATACCGAAGACGGCGACTACTTCAATTCAGTATACAAAGACAACGGGCGCATCTACGGACGTTATGAAGTAACAGAAAGCGATTTCGAAGTAATTAACGAGTTCGCAACGGGTGAAGAAAAAGTTCAATTAGCATTTGCGTCTACACCTTCAGCACCTGTGGAAAACACCGACGTTGTTGTGCCTAAGTTCTTGAACGCAGAAGGCGAGTTCGTGCAACCGAAACCGCGCATACTTTATTACTTCGCTGACTTCTTTGTAAATATGTACGACGAAGTTTCAGACACGGTAATTCAAACGGCTGTTAAGTGTCTAAACAATTACTCGACGATGAACGCGACGGTTACGGATAACGACCTCAACTTCGCTCCCGAAATACCACCGCACACAATCATTGCGAACCCATACAACAACCTTTACAACCGTTGGTGGAGAAACTACTATCGCGAGTTATTTGACGGACAGGCGCGCATCTTAGAGGGTATGTTTGCGCTAACGCTCAACGACATTTTCACGTTTCAATTTTCAGATAAGATTTGGATAATAGATTCTTATTGGCGCGTAATGGATATTCAAGGCTACGTCGTTGGTGAACAAGACCTAACGAAAGTAAAACTTATTCGCGTTCTTGACATCGACAACGGCTGCGACATCGTACCGGTAAGTGCCAACCTCGACCAATCGTTAAATTGGGAAACACCGAATGGTGATCCTGCGGTAGTGACGCAAGACTGTTGTGTTCGCTTTGGTTACAATTGGAACAGCGCAAAGAACGATTGTTTTTCTCAGCCAAATAACGGCACGCGTTCATTCATTACGCAACAAGTTCCTTCGTTAGCACCAACACGATTCGGTGCGCCTGTGAGCTTCAACGGAAGCATAACACAACCAGTTAGAACAATAACGACCGACTACGTTGTGACGAATTTCGACCGAATGATTTTCGCAGATACGACAGCAAACGGCATAACGATTTACTTGCCTTCAGCAACGACAACGGCAGGACGTGAATTAATTATTCAACGCGTTGTTTCGGGGGCTAATCCGCTAACGGTGCAAGCATACACAGGCGAAACTGTTGAAGGTAGCGGAAGCGTTACGCTAAGCGCGGCAGGTGATACAATAACAATAATAAGTAATGGAACAGACTTCAAAGGAACTTCTTCAAAGTAAAGCGCATTCAATTGTCGCGTGTTTAGAGTTCATAAAATTGAACATGAAAAGCAACAGCGAGTTCGGACGCATGGCTAACGGCAAGCGCAAGCTACAAATGTGGAAGCACTACGCGTGGAAAACTATTCGCATTTCCGTAAACGTCGCTATTTGGATATTTATTATTTATAAACTACTCTCATAATGGCGAATACAATAGATTTTAACGTAAGCACCAACGCGGTAACCGTACTCAACCAAACGGGAGCGGCTGCTGAAAACACCGCGAAAGGTTTTACGTCTGCGAAGGCGGAATTGCGTGCGCTGAATCAGCAGTTGTTGACGATGGATAAAACGAGCGACGCGTTTAAGAAAGCGTCCACTCGTGCTGCTGAATTGAAAGATGATATAAGCGACTTGTCGGCTGAGATTAACGCAAACGCAGGTAACGCCTTTGAAGGTCTTTCTAACAACGTTGGTTTGTTTGGTTCACGTCTTATGTCGCTTGACTTAAAGGGAGCAGGACAAGCGTTGAGCGGAATGGGAAATGCTGTTTCTCGAATAGATTTTAAGACGCTTAAAGACGAAGTAGGTGGTCTTGCAAAAGGGTTTGGAGATTTAGCATTTTCAGTTATTGCTAACCCATATATTATTTTAGGAGGAGCATTAGTTGGATTAGGTTATATTTTTAGAAAAGACCTTCTTGCGCCCATCACTGATGTAATTGCAGCAAATGAAAAGTTAAGGTCTTCAATTCAATTTACTTCAGAAGAAATTGCAGCGGCAGCAGGCGACGAAACAAAGCAAATTTCTAAACTTGAACAGTTAAAAATTGCGTTAAATGACACAACAATTTCAACGGAAAAAAGAAAAGAAGCAATTAATGAATTAAAGAAAATTAACCCTATTTACTTCAAAGATTTAGATGATGAAAAAATAAAGTACACCGAATTAAATACTCAAATTGATAATTATGTTAAGGGTCTTATTGCTCAATCTTTGGCTAAGGCAGCGTCTGCCAGAATAGAACAAGAAGCAGGAAAGTATTTAGATGAAGAAATAAAAAGACGCGATCAATTATCAAATGCAAACGCAAGATTAGCAATCGCTCAAGCAGAACTTGCAGATAAATCAAAGGCTGTTGAAGAATCTGGAAAAAATATATTTGGCGGTAAGTCTTATGGAGCAGGTTACGAACGCGCAAAAACAACAGCGGCTGCAACAGGTTATTCAATACAGCAGTTAGAACTTGAAATAAAGACATTAAACGAAGCGGAGTTTGCATCTAAAGCAGCTTATGAACAAAGAGTTGCTGATTTGGTAAATTTCAAAAAAATTCAAGACGAAATTGCTGCTGGTTTTGGAGTTACACCACCACCACCCGATAAAACAAAAGAGTTAGAAGCTGCTGAATTAGCACGTCAAAAAGAACTTGAAGCAAATGCGATTAAAGCAGCAGCAGAATTAAAACTTGAAAGAGAACTTGCAGACGCAAAACTTAAAGTTCAACAAGATTACATTCACGCAAATCAAGGCGCACAAGCCAATGAACTTTATGATTTAGAAAACAAAAAGAAATTAGAACTTCAAACATACGAGGGTGCGGAAGAAGATAAAGTTTTTATCATTGAGAAATATCGACTTGCTGAAATTGACATAAATAAAAAATACGACGATTTAGCACTTCAACAACAACTTGAAGCAGATGCAAAAGCAAAAGAAGATAGAGAAAAACTAAACGAAGCTAACGCAATACAAGCAGTAAAAGAATTAGAAGCCGATAAAAAACTTGAAGAAGATAAAAGAAAATTAGCACTTGATACCGCCAATGCAAGACTTGAAATAGCACAACAAGGATTCACCGCTTTATCCGCATTAGGTGACGCGTATTTTTCAAGTCAACTGGCGAATGTACAAGCAGGAAGTAAAGCGGAACTCGACCTTAAAAAGAAACAGTTCGCCTTCAACAAAAAGATGCAGATAGGTGGTGCTATAATGGACACAGCAAAAGCTATCACGGCAGCCATTGCAGCTAATCCTTTCCCTTCACCAACGCTTCCCGTGTCTATCGCTCTCGCATCTATCACAGGAGCAGCGCAGATAGCTAAGATAGCTTCGACAAAGTTCGACGGCGGTGGCGGTAGCGGTGGCGGTGTGAACATTCCAACAACAGGAGCAGACGGAACAACAGCTCCTTCGCCTGCAAACTTCGCTTTCTTGCAGAACCAACCCAACCAACAACCGCCGCTTCAGGCATACGTCGTAGGAACACAGGTATCGAGCAACTTAGAAGCACAACAATTAATTCAAAACCAATCACGCTTAGGCGGTTAAAAAAACAATATGAAAAAAATTAAAGTTATTGAATACGGAATCGACGACGCTGGTCTGTTGGGCGTGTTCGCGATTAGCGTTGTTGAACAACCTGCAATCGGTGTTGACTTCGTTGCACTTTCAGAACAACACTCTGTAAAATTCAAAGAAGATTTCAGAGGTCTTTTGTACGGAGCGTTACTTATTCCCGACCAACTGATTTACCGACGCGACGACAAGACCGAAGAAGAATACTATGTGAAGTATTCGAAGGACACTATTCGCGCCATTGCTTACAATTACTTAAAGCAAAACATGACGAACAACGCAACGGTTGAACACGCGAAAGTTGTTGAAGGTGTGTCGTTGGTTGAAACGTGGATAATCGAAGGCGAAAACGACAAGTCTAAGAACTTCGGGTTCGACCTTCCAGAAGGCACTTGGTTCGGTTGCATGAAAGTCGAGAACGACGACGTGAAACAACAGATTCAAAACAAAGAAGTGTTAGGTTTCTCAATCGAAGGAAACTTTGCCGTTGAGAAAGAAATGTACATGAGTAAGCACGACGAATTTGCTACCATTCTTGACGAAATAAACGAACTTCTAAAAGGCGAATAATGAACATTGAAGCGGGTGGTTTCCTGAAGTTGGAACTATTCAACGACGACGCTACCCTGTTTCTCAACGCACTTACCAAAATCACAAACGAAGGTGGTGCAATGGGGTTCAAAAGTTACGGGCTAAGCGAGGACGAAATGAAGACGCTAAACGCGATACTTGATTCTTTAGGATAAAAAAAACGAGGGGTAACTACTCCCCTCGTCAAACCTAAAATCAAAATGTAATCAATGAAAAATCGAATTACGAAACAAATCTACGACATTTTATATCTAATCATCAAACAAACAATTAACAGAATTATGAATTTACGAGAAAAAGTAAACGCACTATTCGCTAAACACAACGTATCACTCACAGCGGAAGAAACCGTTGTTGACGTGAAGCAAATGGTTGAAGCGATTCTTGCAGACGGAACGAGTATCTACTCGGACAGCGACACATGGGCGCCTGGTGTTCGTGTATTATCTAAGGACGCAGACGGCAATGAAGTCGTGGTTGCGGACGGAGAATACACAACAGCGGAAGGTGTTATTGTAGTCGTTGCAGACGGTCTACTTGTTGAATTGAAACCAATGGTTGAAGAAGAACCAGAGGTTGAAGTTGAAGAAGAAAAACAATCTACTGAGGTTGTTGTTGACGAATCATTAAACGCAGAGGTTGAAGGACTTTTGTCGTTGGTTGCTAAGTTGGAAAGCGAACTTTCAGAAGCTAAAAAAGCTAATGAGAATCTTTCTTCTGAAGTAACAAAACTAAGCGCACAGCCTGCTGCGACTTCAATCAAAGAAGTAAAGCAAGCAAAACAAACACCTTCGAAGCCATATCACAAAATGAGCGCAGAAGAACGTTTCTTATTCAATCTTAAAAAATAAAAAAACAAACAATAAAAAATGGCTACTACAACATCATTAACAACTACCTACGCAGGTAGAGAGGCAGCAGGATATATCCGCGCTGCGTTTTTAAGTAACGAGTCTTTGACTGCGGTTACAATCAAAGAGAACATCGAATACAAGCAAGTTGTTCGTCGTTTAGTTGACGAAGTAACTTTCGCAAATGCTACTTGCGACTTTACAGCAACAGGAACGGTAACACTTTCTGAGCGTATCTTGACACTTGAGAAATTCCAAGTTCACAGACAATTGTGCAAAAAAGATTTCTTAGCAGATTGGGAAGCGAAGTCTGAGCAAAACGGACAACTTCACGCATCTTTGTCTGACGCTTTAATTGCTAACGTAATGGCAGGTGTTGCAGCACGCAACGAAGTTGTTATTTGGCAGGGTGTTAACGCTAACGCAGGTGAGTACGCAGGTTTCGAAACTTTGTTCTTGGCTGATGGTGACGTTCTTGACGTTGATGCTCCAGAGGCAATCACTTCTGCAAACGTAATCGACGAAATGGGTAAACTTGTTTTGACACTTCCAACACGCGTACGTCGTGCTACTGAGAAGCCTGTTATCGCGGTTTCTTCAAATGTTGCTGAAGCATACAGAAGCGCAATTCTTGGTCTTGGTGGTGGTTACTACTTGTATCAAGGAGAATCAGTTGTAATGAACTGGCAAGGACAGTATGACGTTATCGAATGTCCTGGTATGTCTGACGACACAATGGCTTTCTATCAAAAGTCAAACCTTTGGTTCGGTACTAACTTACTTGACCAATGGAACAGCGTTGCACTTTTGGATATGTACCAATACGACCTTTCGGACAACGTACGTTTCGCAGCTTCTTTCTTCGCAGGTGTACAATACGGTTTCGGTGCTGAAATCGCATTCTACCAATATACTGCCTAATCTTACCATTCTAACCCTTGCATAATAGAGGTAGCGGCATAAACACCGCTCCTCTTTTGTGCTAATAAAAACATACAAATATGGCATGTGAATTAAGCACAGGTTTTACACTCGATTGCAAAGACGGCATCGGTGGAATTAAGAAAATTATTCTTTGTGACACGGTTACTTCGTTAACTTTTGACGCAAACGAAATTGTTACTGCTATCGTTGGCCCAGTTTCAGGTGATTTGTACACATACGAATTACCAACGCAAACAGGATCGTTCGAAGAAACAATCAACTTCAATCGTGATGCAGGAACTATTTTCTACACGCAGACGGTAAACGTTATGTTAAACAAATTAAGCGCTCCTAAGCGTTTAGAATTGCAAACAGTTGCACAAGGTCGTCCAATGGTTTTCGTTAACGATTCAAACGACAACTGGTGGGCTGTTGGTTATGAGTACGGAGCAGACCTTTCAACGGGAACAGCAGCGACAGGAACTGCACTTGGTGACATGAACGGATACACACTTGCATTTGTACACGAAACTCCAAAGAGAGCGTACAAATTGAGCGGTACTCCTTTGTCAATTCTTGACTAATCAAAAAACTTTTACACACATAGGGACAAAACGTCCCTACGTGTTGTAATTTTAACGTAAAGGGAAAAGATAGAATGGTTTATCTCAACACAAATACAGCGAATCAATACGCGTGGCTTTCGTTAGACGAAGGACGTGCCTATTTCAACGTTGCCTTTACTCATTATCTTCTTGTCATGACTTACGAAATGACAGGTGAACAACTCGCGCAAGTGGTCGAAGTAATAAACGAGAACGAACGCGTGACTAAAATAAGACTTACAACCGTTGGTTTGGTCGATGCAGGACGTTATCATTACGAAGTGTACGGACAAAACAGCAGCAGCAATATAGACCCAACCAACGCTTCCGTCGTTGGTTTGATTGAGAAAAGTTTAATGATTTTACAAGACGGAACTATTTTCTTTGACGTTTCTTCACCGACAATTCCTGTCGATGTAATTTATACAGGTGCATAACATGAGCAACATTCAAGCAATAAATCTTTCGGCATACGAACCAGTTGAAGCAATTGAAAAAGAGAATCGCGCGGGTTGGATTGACTACGGTTTCAACAACTTATTTCCACAGCACCTTATAACGCTTTATTACAATTCACCTATTCATAACGCGTTGACGAACTCAATTGCGTACATGATTGAAGGCAAAGGAACGGGAACGATTCTCGACAACGCGTTGCAAGGTATCGCGTTCGACTTAAAACTTCAAGGTTCGTTTTGTGCTGAAGTTATTTGGTCGTTGGACTTCACTCGCATTGTGCAAATCAACCACTTGCCTTTTGAGAACTGTCGCCTTGCATACGACAAAGACGAAGATGATATTACAGGAATTTTCTACTCAAAAGATTGGGCAAATACAAGAAGTAAAAAAGGTAAACCCGAATTTATTCCTGCGTTCAATCCTTCAATCGCACAAGAACAACCGCGTCAAGTTATTTATGCACACGGCATGATGGCTGGTTCTTCGTACTACGCAAAGCCTGACTACTTCGGTGCGTTGAATTACGTTGAGTTGTCATATCAAATGGGAATGTACCACGTCAATAATATCTTGAATGGTTTATTTCCTTCTTTCATTATTAATTTCTTGAACGGCATTCCGCAAAAAGAAGAACGTGAGGCAATACGTCGCGAATGGGAAACTCGTTTAAGCGGTGCGGCTAACGCTGGTAAGTTCTTAATGACGTTCAACGAAGATCCTACACGCGCACCACAAATCGAATCGTTCCCTTTGTCGGACGCTGACAAGCAATATCAGTTTTTAAGTGAAGAAACAGCGAAGCAAATCATGGTTGGACACCGCGTTGTGTCACCATTGATTCACGGCATACGCGACGCAAATGGTTTCGGAAGTAACAAAGATGAAATGGTTGTGGGGTTGGAGATATTTAACACGCAGGTTATTCGTCCTTACCAAAGAATAATTGAAGAAGTCTTCACACCGATTTTAGGCGACGTAAATATAGAGATGAACTCAGTATTTGAAGACGGTGTTGCAGTCGATTCTAACGCACCTATTGACGTAATAGACATACCTTCAACAGACGTAACAGAAACACCAACAGCATCGAGCGAAAAAGTTAGTGACGTGACGTACAACGGTGCGCAAATTGCTTCCGCTTTGGAGATTGTTGCAGCGGTTGGATTAGGAACATTGACGCAAGAACAAGCGATTGTTTTCTTGGTTCAATTCTTAGGTCTTGACGTTGACGTAGCGAAGTCGATGTTTCAAACAGGCGGCGACGCGGTGGCTAAATTGTCCGCTCAAAAAAAAAAAGTAGTTGCGAAGAAGAAAGTTGCGGTTGCTGAAAATAAAATAAGCAAAGAAGAAGGTGAAGCGTGGTTAAATTACCTACGCGAAAAGGCTGAATACGTCAACGAAGAAGAATGGCAATTGCTATCCGACGAAGAAGTAACCAACCCAGAAGGCGAAGAAAACTATCGCACCGAATTTATGAGCGTTCGCGGTTACGACAACCCAGACGAAGCGAGCAAAGAACTCGACACAGGTCTTTATAAAGTTCGCTATTATTACTCGAAGAATTTTACATACAAAGACGGCGAATTGGTAACGCGTGACTTTTGTCAAGACATGGTTGCGCTATCAAAAGACGGAGCGTTATTCCGTTACGAAGACATTATAAAAATGGGTAAAAACCCCGACGTCAACGGCGACTTCGCACCTTCGGGAAGCAATACTTATTCAATATGGATTTACAAAGGCGGTGTTTATTGTCGCCATGCGTGGTTCAGAAAAGTCTTTGTACGCAAAAGAGAAAAAGGACGTTTCCTTCCGAACGACGGATTGAACAACGACAGAGTTGTAACAGGTGGTGTTGCAAACGAACTATTTCCAAAAGGAAAAGAAGCGGTTCGTCCTAACGATATGCCGAATAGAGCATCATTAAAATATAAATAAAAACTACAATGGCACTACAACCCGAAGTTCTTTTAATAGACGAAAACTACATAAAAAAATACAGTTGGATAAACGGAAGCGTTGACCCTCTTTTGATGTACCCTGCAATCTATTTGGCGCAGGACAAGTACGCACAGCTGTATTTAGGAACTGACCTTTACAACCGCATCAAAGAAGACGTGGTGGACGACGACATTACAGGCGCATACGCAACCCTTCTTGACAATTACTTGCGTCGTATGGTAATGTGGTGGACTATGTACGAAGTGTTGCCTCATTTGTACGTTAAAACCGACAATGGAAGTTTAGTAATTAGAACAAGCGAAGACACTCAACCTATCTCACAAACCGACTTGCAGAACTACCGCGATCAAGCGCGTCAACAGGCGATGTTTTACACGCAAAGAATGGTTGACTATTTATGTCAGAACTCAGCAG